TACAACCTAGATGACCAAGCTCAAGCCACGAGCCTGATGAAGCATTTATGGCCAAAGGTTAAAGAATCGTTGGCAGCGGGCAACCAATTGACGTTAGAGATCAAGCCGCCGAGTAAGAGTAGAGAGCAAGAGCGCAAATATCATGCAATTCTGAGAGACATTGCCCAACAATCGCAGCACATGGGGTCTGTTTGGGATGCTGAAGATTGGAAAAGGCTATTAGTTTGGCAGTATTGCAAGGAAAAAGACATAGATGCGGGTAAGGTTGTGCCAAGTTTAGACATGACGGGCGTTGTCCAGTTGGGGCAGCAGACAAGAAAGTTCACCAAAGAGCAAGCGAGTGAGTTCGTAGACTTCTTGACTGCTTGGTGTGCAGAACATGGAGTAACCCTGAATGACGGCAATCCCTAAGTTTAAGTACTTGAGAAGCAAGAAGCATCTACAAAACGTGGCCAGCTTGCCATGCCAAATTTGCTATGTTGAGGGAATGACACAAGCATCACACTCAAACCAAGCAATACACGGCAAAGGTAGAAGCATTAAGGCAAGTGATGAGTTCACCGCGGCTATCTGCATAGAACATCACTACGAGATAGATTCAGGGACAAGGCTTACAAAGCAGCAACGCATTGATATGTGGAACGAAGCCTATCAAAAGACGGTGAACAGACTTAAAGAACAAAACAAGTGGATAGAGTAAGAAAGCATTACTCTCGGAGAAACTGCCTCTCATCTCCATATAGGGAGAGTAAAGACTAAGGTAAGGACAGATAGAAGGACTATTTGCATGACGATACGAATCAAAGAAAAGAAAGAAAGAAGATAGATAGACGCTTAAAGGACTTTTCGAAGACAATCTGCATTACTACGCACACGCGCATAAGGGAAAACCATGACTGCTTTACTTCACCCACTTGACCGCCCGAAGATGGGCAGGCCGATGCTTTATCCGCTGACTAACCCTTGCTGGCAGAGGATTGTTGACGGCATCAGCGCAGGCAAGAGCTTGACCAGTGTCTTGAAAGAAGACGGGATGCCTAGCTATCGCCTGGCTAGGAACATGATCTCTGACAACGTAGAGTTCCGCGCCATGTACGACAAGGCTGTGGAGGACAGGGCTGACAAGCTGGCAGAAGAGATCATCGAGCTATCAGACGCTGAGATGCCTGAAGGACTGAGAGGACCAGAGGCTAGTGCTTGGGTGCAGCAGAAGCGCCTACAGGTAGATGCAAGGAAGTGGGTGGCCAGTAAGCTAAAGCCAAGGACATACGGCGATAAGATAGACGTAAGCGTGACTGACGCACGAATCAGCGTTATCGATGCTATCACTGAGGCGCAATCAAGGGTAACATTCGACAAGACCAACGCCACCGATGTCACGCCCAAGGGTGGCCGCTGACCCGTCCCGCCAGCCGTGGGGGGGGTAGGGCCGAGGAGGGAAAGGTCACAGGAACGGTGGAACCACAAACAATTTTTATTTTTTTATGCCATTAAATCAATTAACACCCGCAGGTCAGAATGAGCTTGGAGCCGCTTTTGGGCTTTATCCGAGTATGGGCAAACGTAGGGTTCAAGACCCTATAGGGGCGACTGAAGTGCCTTTGCAGCTACTTAGGGGTAGGGTTGCGGGTACGTTGGGATTGCCGTCTGATGTCCTTAATGTGGTCAGAAGCCCTATGCCGATGGAAGCGTTTGGGGATGTGGACTACAGCCAGATGAAGTTAGTGCCTTATGGGACTAGTCAGTTACTCAAGGAATTGCCTTTAAAGCCTACGTCTAGGGTGGGTGAGGTAGCGGGGGAGATTGGGTCGGTTGCGCCTATTACGCCGATGGAGGCATTGCAAGCTGCAAGGTTGGCTCGTCAGGCGGCGTTGGCTGGAGGGAAGGTAGCAAAGCAGGGCGCTCGATTGGTGGGTGAGGAATTGAACGCTGCAATGATGGGGGAGAGGCAAGGCACTTTGTTGGGTGCGGCAACTCCACAGCCTATGTTTATGGCCGAGCGCGTTGGCAAGATGAAGGCGGTGGATGCGTTGTTCCCTGGCAAGACTGAAGCAATGTTGACGCCCGCGGAAAAGGCTGCGCTTACCAAGTACAAATCAATTTTGGACACTCCCGCGGTAATGCGGCGAGAAGAGGCCAGATTGTTTGGAACGGGCGACATTGTGCAGCCGTCTTTGAACGTGGCGCAAGAGATGGGCGTTAACCCCAATCAATTGCTAGACAAGTATGCTGTTCCAATTTTGTGGGATACATCTGCTACAGGCGGCAACGTAACCCAGATTGCTGGAGTTCCACTAACCCAAGGGATAAGAGATGCAACGCCTACTTTTGTGCAGCGTCAAGGCGGCAGGCGGTATCCATACATTCAGGAAAACTTGCAACAAGGCGTGGGTGGTGCTTCTAACGTGTCGGCACAATCGTCAAAAATCAACAACCTAAATAAATTTAGTGAGTTGGGTGACACCATTGGAGTGCAGATGAACTTGGCTCCAAGTGGTATTAACTTTTCGCACCATATTGCAGAATCGTATGTTGGCGCTTTGAATTCGTTAAAGCCTTCGCGTGAGGCGTTGACATCATTTAGAGATGCGGTTAGAAATGTAAAGTCAGTTGATCCAGTGACTAAAGAGGTGTCATACCCTTACAAAAATTTCCCTGGCATTGATAGCCCAAACATTCGGGATATTATGGCCACAGGAACCAAAGAATATAGTCCAGGCAACATCCGCAAAGCTATTGCAGAAGTAGGCTCAACAGCCGCTATGGAAAAGCAAGGCTTCCCGCGCTGGCAAGATATATACAAAGTGATGAGTGAGCCAGGCGCTGAAACAGGAATGGCACACACGCTATTGTCGGTCCAACCTAATACTCAGATGGTTACGCCAAACTTTCAGCATGGTTCATACAATGCTGGCCTTAAAGCGAAAGTTATGGGATCGTTGCAAAATGCTCAAGGGCAAATTGTTGGTGTGCCTGATCGGTTGATGTTGCCAAAGACTTTTGCCAAGAAGTTTGCGGAAGGCAAGAACATTAACAACATCCGCACATCGTTGCTAAAAAGCCATCATGGTGAAAAACTTGATCAAGAAGCAGTTGACAACATTGCTAGATATCTTGGGTATCAAGTTGACTGATGGACTCAAGATGATCTTTTTCTTTGGTCAACTCGTCAATAAGTTGGTTAACGATTTCCAACCGTTTTTCAGTTGGCTGGCTCCAAAAGGCTTCTGGCATACGCAAGTACGCTGAATCATTTGAAAAATTAAAACCACAATAAGCAACAACTTTTTTCATATCGGCTCCTAAGTAAATCATTCTAACAAATAACCAGACTTATGCAAACCCCAATTTATAAATCCGAAGAAGAACAAAAGCTAATGGTTGAGCTGTGGTCTCCTGCGATTGCGGATGATCCCGAGTCGTTTGTGTTGTTTGCTTTCCCTTGGGGTCAGAAAAACACACCTTTGGCTAACTTTGCTGGTCCAAGAAAGTGGCAAAGAGAAGTCCTGAGGGAGATCACAGCCCATATTAAACGGCAAAAAGGGTTAATTGACTACGAAACCATCCGTATGGCAGTGTCGTCTGGTCGTGGAATTGGTAAGTCTGCGCTAGTATCTTGGCTTATTCTGTGGATGCTAACGACTAGGATTGGCGGCTCGGTGGTTGTAAGTGCTAACAGTGAGAATCAGTTGCGCTCGGTTACATGGGCTGAATTGACTAAATGGGCGGCTATGCTCATCAATAGTCATTGGTGGGAGATTTCGGCGACAAAGTTAATCCCTGCACAGTGGCTAACTGAGTTGGTTGAACGGGATTTGAAGAAGGGAACACGCTACTGGTCGTGCGAAGGCAAGCTGTGGAGTGCGGAAAACCCTGATTCTTACGCTGGGGTCCACAACCAAGACGGCATGATGCTGATTTTTGACGAATCTAGCGGTATTCCTAACCCGATTTGGGAAGTGGGTGCTGGATTCTTTACCGAAAACACACCAGACCGCTATTGGTTTGCGTTTTCCAACCCACGTAGGAACGAAGGCTACTTTTTTGAGTGCTTTCACGCTAAACGGGATTTCTGGACATCCAAAATCGTTGACGCTAGGACTGTGGAAGACACAGACAAGTCAATTTACGACCAAATCATTGCGGAATACGGGGAAGATTCAAGCCAAGCCAAGGTTGAGGTATACGGCGAGTTCCCATCCGCAGGCGAAGAC